TGCATTAGCAAAGAAGTTCCATGCTGCTACTTGATGATCCGCGTTACCAGTTAATTGTATTGATGTTGCAGTATCTGTTAAATCTGTTCCATTTTTTCTAAGCCATATCCATATCTCATCTTTCCCAGCATCGCTTTTATCTAATTGAGCAGAGAATTGAATATCATATACCCCAGCATTTGCTACTTTGATATATGTGTTAAATGGATTTGTTGATCCAGAGATAGATACTCCATTTGTAATGTCTGTTGTATTAAGAGACATTGAACGAGCAGTACCAGCAACATTGGTTTGAGTTTGGGTAGAATAAAAACTACCATATGATCCAGTTGCTGTATTAAAATTTGTACTTCCACTTAATGTAGCACTAACTGTTACTTGACCTAAACCATTGGTTGGTGATAATGTAACATTTGGACCTGCTAATAGTTGTGTAACACCACCATTTAAAGCATATGAAGCTGTTAAAACACTATTTGAACCAAAAGGCCCATAAACATTTGAAGCAGTAACAAATGATGCTGTTTGAGCAGTTACAACATATGAAGCAGTACTAGCAAATGAAGCACTTAAAGCAGTTGTAGCATATGAAGTACTTACTGCGTTTAAAACATAAGATGCTGTTTGAGCATTTTGAACATAGCTTGCTGTTAATGCATATGAACTTGAAATAGCATTATCTGCATTTAAGGCATGGGATGCACTTACAGCAAAATCAGCATATGAAGAGGATGTTTCATAATTTATCTCATACGAAGCAGAAATAGCATATGATGCAGTTAAAGCATTTGTAGCATATGATGCAGTCCCAGCAAATTGAGACGTGTTAGAACCAGTATAATTATTAAATGATGATGTAGTAACAAAAGAACCAGTATCAATAGTTCCTCCACTTGCGCTTCCAGTAAATTCTTTTACTACATTTCCAGAACCTGAACCGTAAAATAGTCTGCCATCTTTTACATTAATAGCTAATTCACCTTGAACAAGTGAAGCAGGTGTACTTCCTGAAGTTGCGCTATTTCTGGTTATAATTGTACTCATTGTTTATAAATATTAAAAAGTGCCTCCATCTATTGTACCAACAAAATATGAGGCAGTCACGGAGTTTGTAACTGAAATGCTTCCTGTTACTATTTGATCTCCTATAAAAATGTTTGATCCTGTAGTTGCAAAAGAACCAGTGTCTATAGAAGGGGATGAACCCGAAATCACAAACAGAGATCCAGTTCCATCATATATGTTAACACCATCAGTTTGGAGGACCCTCTGATATGTTGTTTCTATATCTTGACCTGTAAAATCAAAAGGTCCTGCCATAACTTATTTTAAATTAACGTTTGAATAATACCCTCTATTATTCTACCTTTTTCACCATCACTGATTTTGTTTGTTTTCAAATAAGAAGCTATAATGTTATTTAATTTGTCTTTATTTTTTGACATATTGTTTACATTAATGTTCTCTTTCACAAGCATTCTAGACAAATTTTGAATATGGTCACCTACTTTAATGTTTTTAACGGTAACTCCCGTTTTATTTTCAGTAAGTGTATTCTTGTTTGTTTGTGATTTTACTTCCACGGTTACTTTTCTAGCAGTTTCTACTTCAAAATCAGATTCCCATGGTGTAAAATACGTATCGTCTGCTATAACCTCAAGCTTTATTTTACCTTTTGTTGATTCTTCTAAAAGATTTTTTAATTTGCGGATAGGAACGGTACATTTTCCACTAGAGTCAATGGTTCCTTTAAATAAAAGGTTTAAATTATCTGCTTCTACCACTAAACGAACTTTACTGTTTTTAACAGAAGCTCCTTCTAGCGATATAGAACATTCAAAAAGTTCTTGTTTGTCTGTGTATAGTGTATACATTATTTGTTAATTTTTACGTCTACTCCTAGTACTTCTTTAGCAACTAGTTTTACATCTCGTATAAATATTTTGGTTTTATGTACCTCTTTAGTTTCTTTGTACTCTTTTCCCTGAACTTTGCAAAGCAATTTGATAAATTGTTTTTTCTTTTCAGGTCTTTGGTTTAAATAGTCATCAGGAGATTTACCTCCCTGCATTGCTTCAATTATTTCTATAATTAAAGCGCAATCATTCCATAAATTTGTTCCAGTTACTATTTCATCTGGTGGGTATATTTTCCCATCAGTTGGATTTATTGCATTCCAATTAAAGTTTGCTGTGTTCCATTGAAAGGGTATTCTTGTAGACATTAAAACGTTCCTCCATCAATATAAGAAGCTGTAAGTGAGCTTGTAACTGTTAAAGAAGATAAATTTAATGCAAATCCACTTTCGTTTCCTTTTTCAAATTCTAAAAGAGGATTTGAAAACGAAGCAGTTATTAGTAAAGATCCAGTATCAACAGATCCACCTCCATTTAAAGAATATGATGCTGTTAAAGCATATGAAGCACTCTCAGCATTTAAAGCATAAGACGCTGTTGAAGCAACTACATCAAGAGAAGAAGTAAATGTACTTCCATCTCCTTTATAAAACTCAATGTATGGAGTATAATCTGCTGTTCCTAAAAATACAGAGGCAGATATAATAGTATTCCCTATATTTACATCTTCTATATTCGTATATTCACCTTCACTTTTAGGGGGATAAACATATGAAGTAGGAGCAAAATATATTTTTCCAGTAGAAGGATCAGTAACCTGAACCCAGTCAATAGGGGTATTGTTTAGTAATTGCTCCATTTCATATTATAAATATTAAATAATAAAATAGGGAGTCCCTATTGGAATTCCAAGTATTTTTTTTATAAATTACTTAATATCTGCTGATTCTAGCAAAGTATATGTAAATGAATTTCCATGAATGTCTCTTGCTTTACGGCAAATAGCCATAAATTCTTCAAAATCTTTAGCGCGTTTGAACACTTGACATCCTTCAGACCAGTTTTCTACATAAGTAGAGTCAGCACCTGCTTTATGGATGTTGATTCCAAATACACCTTCGGCAATTTTGGTTTCATCATATTTCATATCTTTGTTAGGATCTCTATAAACTTTTACTGGTTTGTTTTGGCCAAGAGCTTCATACTTTCCACCATGTAATCTTATAGTGTGTGAGCCTCTATATTGTCCTTCAACTAAACGAGCAACTCCTGCTTTATTTCCATACTGCATAACACCTTTAGTACCAGGATCAGTTGTAGCTGGCCAGCAATGGAATTTCCATTCACCACCTACTTTATAAGATATAGTTAAATGGTCATCAAATAAATTTGTTACTTTATCTCCAGTAGCGGAGTTTCTTACTCCTACGATATTAACATCGAAATCTTTTGCGCCTTCAAACCAAGCATAATTTTTAGCTTTAACGGCGGCTTCAATTTGTTCTCTTGTATATGACATTTTTTTTATTATTTTGTGAAATATAAATCAGCTTCAGCTGTTCTTCTTTTAACTAAACCTTGTAATGTTTTTCCTCCTGCTTTTACCCATTTCATAAATTCAGCTCTAATAGTTTCATCTTCTGGGTTAGCATTTACTTTTTTAAGTAAAGTAGATGATTTTAAGTTAGCAGGACCTAAATTGTAAGCAAACGATACTAACGCATCAAACTGGTTTTGATTGATATCGTCACGACAATAGCTATCTACATATTTTTCAAAGTTAACTAACATGCTTTGTAGCAACTCAGTTCCTTGTTCTTCTGTAATAGGCACATCTGTCATAGTTACTTTTTTTCCACCTGGGTAAAATGTTGCTCCGTATCCAATTGTAGGAATACCTGCAGGGCATTTGTATGGTTTGCTTCTAAAACCTTCGAATGCTTTAATTAATTCAATTCCTTTTGTACCTGTTTTAGTTATTTTCATCGTCATCGTGTTTTTTGTTAATCCATTTGTCCACTGATGCAATTCCAAATGATCCTAGAACCATCACTAAGAACCCATCAAATATAAACTTGTTAATTACTAACGGTTTGCCGTATGCTCCAGTAATTAAATCTACTGCTAAAGCAATTACTAGCATAACAAACGCTATAAAACCAACTACTGATTTTTCGTTGATTGTGTTGTTGTCGTCAAACAACTGGTTAAAAAATTTTCTCATAATTGTTTTCTTTTATTATACATATTAGTTTGATTCATATAACTGCTTAATTGGGGGACGATTTTCTTCTTTTTTAATCGTTTCCACCCAAGTTTTTCCTACGTTTATTACAGAATTAGGATCTTTTAACATTTCATCCCATTCTTTTCTTTGTTTTAAAGGAACAGGCATAAAAATTAAATTACCTTCAACAGTCCACTGGAATGAATAGTAGTGTAAATCTACCATGTATGGTGATTTTGTTTCAGGGTCATAAAGTAAAAGGGCATTGTCAATAGATTGTACTAGCAAAGAATTCTTAATGATTACATTTTCTTTGGTAATAATTTCGTATACTGAATCTACTATAATAGTTTCTTTTTTCAATTCAGAAGATAATGAAAGTAAACTATCACGTTCTTCTCTAAGGGATTTGATTTTAGCTTTTTGACTTTCAAAGATGACATTGATGTCATCTGCTTGTTGCTTTGTTAAGATTACAACAGTGTCATTATTGATTATCGTCTGAATCGGGTAATTTGATTGGCTTAAAATTGAATTTATCGCCATTAGATACAGAAGAAGGATTAGTTTTTTCATTTTCAAGTTGTTTTTTAGTTTCATCTAACTGTTTTTCCGCAACTTCTACTTTTTCTACTAAACCTTGATTTACTTCCTCTAAAGAAGTTACTTCTTCTGAGAGGGTTGTGACTTTATTTTTTAATGATTTGTTACTAGTTTCTAATTTTTTATTAGTTGTTTCAAGCTTATCATTTTTGTCTATTAAAACGGCATTGTCTTTAACTACAACTACATGACTATCAGCACTCATATAGATTTGTAATACTACTAAACCTATGATTGCTAAAACCGAAACTGTTAATATAGCTAATTTTTTCATTATCTAGTTTTTTTAGGACTCATCATAATGAGATCTTTTAAACTTTCTAATGCTTTAGTATTGTTATTTACTGCATCAACTGTTTTATGAGCATCTTTAGAGATGTAATCGTTTAATTCCTTTTGAAGATCATCTACTTTTTTCTTTAATGTATCTTCAGAAGCAATTTGACGTTTTAACATAAACCAAAGTACTGCTCCTAAACCTAATACGATAACACCTAAAGCACCATATTGGGTAAGAGTTTCAAATACTCCAAAAGAGGGGGCTGCTGATAATATCATGCTTTTCTAGTTTTTTTAGCTTCTTTAGCTTCTTTTAATTCAGCTTCAAGCTCTTCAATACGTTTTTTCATTTCATCTTTTTCGGCCATATGTTTTTTAAACATATACCAACCAATAGCACCTAGTGCTAACACTACTAAACCTAATACACCGTAGTCTACTAATGATTGGTATGGTCCTAAATCTGCTCCTGGTGATGTTGTTGCTGTTGAATCTGTCATTTTATTTTTTATTATACATATGTTTATCCTTCACAAGCTACGCAATTGTCGTCTCGCTGAATTGCATCTCCTCTTAAAATACTTTCAGATCGCATGTAGTATAATGTTTTAATACCTTCTTTCCATGCTAGTTTATGCACATCACTAATATATTTTGGTGAATCAGATGGGTCAAAAGTTAAGTTTAATGAGATTGCTTGGTCAACATATTTTTGACGAATGCCATTTTGGCGAACAATCTCATATGGATTAATTTCTTTAAATGTTAAGAAAACTTCTTTTTCTTCATTTGTTAAAATATAATCAGGTAAATTTACTACAGACCCTTTATCTTTAGTTATTTGATCCCAAACGCTATCGATATTATATCCTTTAGATTCAAGTAATTTTTCTAATGTTGGATTACGTTTAATAAATGTACCTTTAGCTGTTTTTAAATTAAATACATTTGCTGGGATTGGTTCAATTGAAGGTGAAAC